CAGCCGGTGAGGCTGCAGCCGAGCGGTTGGTCAGTGACCAGAGCTTTACTGATTGGTGGACGGTCGGCGAAGCGCAGATCGGCAAAGCCCGTTTCCGCGCTCGCTACATTGAATTGATACAGGCACTCCCCGGGCTGGAAATCGGAAAGCCAAAGCTTGGTCCAAAACCGTTGCCGTTTCGATTCAAGGGCGGTGAAGGCTTGCCTATGCCGCTGCTGGGGCCGTCATGATTAACATCCACACCGTTACCGCCACGCTGCCGCCCCGCCTGCTCGTTCATGGCCAGGAAGGTGTTGGCAAGACAACATTGGCAGCGAAATTTCCGGCGCCAGTTTTCCTGCAGCTCGAGGACGGCACGCCCGCCGGACTCGAACTTGCCTCGTTCGGATTACTCACTTCGTTCCCTGATGTGCGGAGTGCGCTTGCCGCGCTCGCATCCGAAGAACACGCTTTTCGCACAGTCGTGATCGATGCACTGGACACGCTCGAGGCCCTGATCTGGCGCGATGTCTGTAGCCAGCAGGGATGGGCTTCGATTGAAACACCCGGTTACGGCAAGGGCTATGTCGTTGTCGACGGCTGGTGGCTCGATCTGCTCAACGGTCTCGAATTCCTGCGCCGTGAGTGCGGCATGATGGTTGTGCTGCTCGCGCACAGCGCGATCGAGACCATCAACGATCCGCGCGCTGCTAGTTACACGTCCTATCAACTGCGCCTGCACCGTCGTACCCGTGGTCTAGTGCAAGATTGGTGCGACGCGATCGGCTTTCTCGCGATCGATCTGCACGTCCAAACAGAAGATGCGGGATTTGGAAAAAAGCGTGCGCGCGCCGATGGTGGCTCGCAGCGCTGGCTGCATCTCGAGGCACGTCCGAGCTTTGTCGCCAAGAATCGTTACGGCATGCCGGCCAGGCTGCCGATCCCCGTCGATTTCAGTTACGAGGCGATCGCTTCGTATTTTCCGCCACTGCCGGCGGTCTCGGCAGTAACCCAACTAGCAAAACGAAAGGTTGGCCATGTCAACACAACTACCTGAAACATTCGAACCTGAGAGCCAAGAGGGCAACATCTGGGATCTCGTTCCGGAAGGGGAGTACGTAGCGCAAATTGTCGAAGCGGCAGTTGAGCAACCCAAATCGATGAACGGATACCAATTAACGCTTGTCTGGAAGATCTTGGAAGGCGCGTTTGAGAACCGGCAAGTCTGGCAGCGGGTCACCTACCTGCATTCGAGCCAGCAGGCGCAGGCCATCGGCCGCAAGAGGCTCAAGGATCTCTGCAACGCGCTCGCGATCAACGAGCATGTTGAAGATGTCGCGGTGTTCCTGTTCAAGCCGGCTCGCATCCGGGTCGGAATCGAGAGGGACCGGGACGGGGTCTACGACGACAAGAACAAGATCAAGCGCATCTCGCCGGTCAATCCCCAGCAGGCTGTACCTGCCGCCGCGGCGGATCCGAAAGCGGCACCGCAGGCCGAGGCCGCCAGACCGCAACCAGCGACTCCCAAAGAGCCGGCGCGTTCAGGCCCAGCGGGCACGATGCCCTGGCATCAGCAGCCGCGATAATGTTCGAACTGCGACCATACCAGTCTCAGGCGCTCGAAGCTCTTGAGACATTCTGGAAGTCCGGTGGCGGCAATCCGCTATTGGCGTTAGCGACCGCCACCGGAAAATCTTTGTTGATCGCTTGGCTGGTGCGTGACTTGCTGACGCGCTTTCCCGGTCTACGGATCCTGGCACTCGTGCATGTGCAGGAACTGATCGAGCAGAATATCGAGCATCTGCTGGCGATCTGGCCGGAGGCGCCGATCGGCGTCAATTGTGCGGCATTGGACCGGCGCGACACCGAACAGCAGATCATCTTTGCCTCGATCCAATCGGTTTTCAGATCGCCAGAACGGCTCGGGCCTCGCGATCTTGTCCTGATCGATGAATGTCATCTGGTGCCGCATGATGGTTCAGGCATGTATCGCAGCCTGCTCGATACGTTGCGAGACATCGTTCCCGACATGCGGGTCTGCGGTTTCTCGGCGACGCCGTTCCGCCTTGACAGCGGTCGGCTAGACGAAGGCGACGGCAAGATCTTTGATCAGGTCATTTTCGATTATCATATCGGGCGCGGCATTGCCGATGGCTGGTTGTCGCCGCTCGCGAGCAAGGCGACCAACACCACGATCGACGTGCGGGAGGTCGGTCGCCATGGCGGTGAATTCATCGCCAGCGAGCTGGAGGCGGCGGCTGACGACGAGATCAAGATCAACGCCGCTTGCGACGAGATTATCCGATTCGGTGTCAATCGGCGCTGCTGGCTGATCTTCTGCTGCGGCATCAATCACGCCACGCACGTACGCGACGCGCTGCGGGCGCGTGGCATCGTCTGCGAAGCGGTGTTTGGGGAAACGCCGCGACGTAAACGTATCATTGGCGAATTCAAGTCCGGCCGGATTCGCTGTGTCGTCAACGTCATGGTGCTAACCACTGGTTTCAACGTGCCAGGCATTGACATGCTGGTCATGTTGCGGCCGACGCTCTCGACCGGGCTTTATGTGCAGATGGTCGGGCGCGGCACGCGCAAGGCGGACGGCAAGACCGACTGTCTGATTCTCGATTTCGCGCAGAATGTTTACCGTCACGGCCCGGTCGATCACGTCAGCGTCTCGACCGCCGGAAAAACCGGCAACGGTGCCGCCACCGGCGTCAAGGTCGATAGTGTCAATGCCAAGCAATGCCCGGATTGCAGCGAGCTTAACGCACTGGCGGCCAAGCTGTGCGTTGCCTGCGGCTATGAATTCCCGCAGCCGCGCCCGGAGGCCAAGCACGCGACCACTGCCGATGCGGTGCCGATCCTAGCGGGAGCGCCCGCCTGGCTGCCGGTACACAGCGTCAGCTTTCATCGGCACGTCAAGTTCAACAATCCGGACGCGCCGCCGACATTGCGTGTTGAGTATCTGTGCGGGCTGTCGGTCTATGTCGATTATGTGGCGCTCGAGCATCGTGGTCCGGCCCGCGCTTTCGCAGAACGATTCTGGTTTGCGCATGGCGGCGACCAGCCGGTGCCGGCAACGGTCGAGCAGGCGCTCGAACGCACGCATGAACTCGATCGGCCGTTCGAGCTGACGGTCACCCGCAACGGAAAATTCTGGAACGTGACCGAACGCAGGACCCGGCGCGCCGATGGGAGCTGTGTCGAGATCGACCGGTTCTATCAGACCTGGATGGTGGATTCGCGTAGCGCGGCGATGGCTGTGCTCAAGACGCAACCGATGAACGACGCGGTTCCGTATTGATGAGCAACATTGTCGCCCGCTTTGCCACCACAGAACCGACCGCCTGCGCGGTCTGCCGGCGGCACGCAATATGGGTCGGCTACACGCCAAAACCGCGGAACCGGGAGGTTATCTGGCTGTGTGACGACAACGCCTGTCACGCCCTCGCACGAAGGATCTACACCATGCCTGCCGCAACGCTCGATGCCTTTGAGATCGGCGCCGTGCTGGAAGCAGGTAGCAACGCCGGAGGCTACCTCGAGGAGATCGGCAAGACCGATCTTGCGGCGCTGGACGCGAACGAGTGGCGCGAATTCCTGCGCCGCATTGTCGTCGGTTACGAGCAGGCACTGCGTCGAAAAATTCTCGCCAACGAGGCACCGTTCTGAGGAGGACGAATGGGGGCATATCAACAAATCAGCGAGCGTCTGATCGAGCGCGGGTTTGCCGCAATTCCGATCATGCCGGGGACCAAGCGTCCCGGCTTTCTGTGTGCGGGCATGTGGATCGGGCTTTCGAACTGGCAGAAACGCTACAACAACGGGCCACCGCCGGAGAATGAGCGTACGCGCTGGGGCGTTGGCGATACTGGAATCGGTGTTATCGGCGGGCATGCCAGTCATGGGTTGATAGCGATCGACATTGACAGCACGGACGCCGGCATTCAGGCCGCAGTGCTGGCGGTGCTGCCGGCAACCGACGTTCGCAAGATCGGCGTGCGTGGCGAGACGTTGTTCTACTACGGACCTGACATCGAGCAGTCGCGCAGCTGGTACATCAATGGTAAATGCATCGTCGAATTGATCGGTCCCGGCCGTCAGACGGTGTTGCCGCCGACGCTGCATCCGGACGGCGTACCCTATCGCTGGTCGGGATCCGAAAGCCTCGAGGACCTCGAGCCGCATGAGCTGCCGGCGCTGCCGGGCGACATTGCGGACAGGATTACGGTTGCGCTCGAGCCGTCCGGCTTCCGCCCGGAGCCAGAGCAACCAGAACCGACCGGCGACGACGACCGCCCGCACCGGCAGCTCAACAACGCCGCGCTCGCCGATCTCGACACCTGGGTGCCGGATCTCGGGCTCTATCGTTGCCGAGCAACGCGCAACGGCGGTTATGAGGCGGTTCCGATCTGGCGCCCGTCAACGACCGGACGTGAATCCGAGAAACGGCATCGCAATCTCAAGATCGTACCGGAGGGGATCCGTGATTTTGGTGCCGACCAAGGTTATACGCCGCTCGACCTGGTGATGGCTGCATGCGGGTGCGATC